TCGTTATCGCTATTAATGTTAGCAATACACAGCTCTGAATCAATAACGTTCTTTTGAAGCTCATTGATCGCTTTCCGAAGATCGGGGAAGTGACGCTTGACGAGTTGGATGAATTTAATTTTTTGTTCATCTGATACTTTAACTTTTTCTTTTTTTAGGATATGATAGCAACGCTTAACAGCAAGTTCTACTACAGGTTTAATATCTAAAGCTTGACAGCGAGATTGCAAGGCAGGAATAATCTTATGCTTGTAATTAGCAGTAAGTATAAACCTACAATACTTAGCAAACGTTTCCATAGTATTTCGCAAAGCAGCTTGCGCTTGAGGGGTAAGTCCATCTGCTTCATCTAGGATTACTACCTTTACCCCACCATCAAAAGATTTAGTTTGTGCAAAATTAGTGATATTATGTCTAATGGTATCAATACCAGATTCATCAGAAGCATTAATATAAAGATAATTACATCCGAGTATATCGTTAACAATAACTCTTGCAAGCGTGGTCTTACCAGTACCGGGATTACCAACAAAAAGAAGATTAGGAATTTCATTTTTAAACTCTTTAACTATATTGCGGGTACGTTCATCTAAGATAATATCATCTAGCTTAGCAGGACGATACTTCTCTACCCAAATCTTATCAAAGTCAATCATAATTATTTACCAGAAGAACCAAAGCCTTTTTCACCACGAAGAGACTCTTCAATCTCCCCTTCACTAACTTCAACATCATGATTATTATAAACTACAAACTGAGCAATTCTATCACCAGTTTTAATTTGATAATCTTTATCAGTTAAATTATAGAGCTTAATACCAGCACTACCTCTATAACCACTATCGATAATACCTGGATGAGGTAATATACCATGCTTAAATCCTAAGCCTGATCTACCTTCAATTTTTACCCAATAACCTGGTTCAATATATGCAAATTTTAGCCCAACTTCAATAACTGCTGAACCTTTAGCAGGAATTACTTTATCTTCAACGCATGTTACATCTAACCCAGTATCGTCTTTATGATTCTTCGAAGGAAGGACAGCACTCTCGTCAGTCTTCTTAAATTTTAATATCATATATACTATAATAAGATACTTTGCAAAATATTCAAGTGTAGATTAAATATATGTAAATGGCTGAAGAATTAGATGAAGCTGTAAATGATATTATTGCTCAATTAAAGCAAAATAATAAAGTTGTTAAGGCTCCCGTAGAAGAAAGTTTTCTTAATAAAGAAGACTTGGAAGATTTTCTTATTCAAAATTCAGGTAAGCTTATAAAAAAATCTCTCAGTATAGTAGATAATGTAAATGATTATATTTCATCTGCACCTGAAAATAGAGATGTAGCAGCATTAGCTGAACTTATAAAAGCTTCTTCATCTGCTATTGAAACTCTTAATAAATTACATGTAGCTAAAGAGAGAAATGAGACACAGATAGAGGTTAAAAAGATAGACGTTGAAAGTAAAGAGAGATTGAATATAGCTGATAATCAAACTAAAGTACTTTTATCAAGAGATGATATTATGAAAGCTCTTATTGAAGACGAAAAAGAAGTTATAGACGTCTAATAAGCGCTAGGACCTGGTACAAGATCACCTAAGTATTGCTGTGTATAAGAAGCAGCTGCTGTAGATGGTGTAGCAGGATCAGAAGGAATATCAGTGTTACTATCTGGTAGTGCTCTTTCAGGGTTTTCCGGAGCTTGTGGAGCTTCTGTTTTTTCTGCTTCTTCAGGCTTAATAATAACGTTGCTATCTCTTTTTACTACATCCGGAATAGGGGGTAAGTTAGGATAATATTCAACCGACTGGCCAAGAGTGCTTGGAATAGAAACATGATGGGTATAACGGCCACCTCCAGAGTCTAGAGCTAAGTCCAATACAACGTCAAGAGTAGTAGTATCAGCATTTGCTGGGTATCGAGCTGAAGTTGTATCTTTAATACCTACAACCCTTACATTGAGACCTGAATCAATCATTTGTTGGAGAAGTTCTTGAGTATTTGTTCCTAACTGCTTAAATCCATCAGAACTTTTATAATCATCATTAAACTTAAAAACATCTCCTACAAGAAAGCCTCCTCGCTCGTATCTTCTCATATAAGATTCATGTAAACTTACAAACTTTTTATCAGCCATAATATTATTTATACAGACTTGCAAATAATCACACGGTATTATGTAACTTAATCTTTAAGAAATTCTGCTAAAGTATGGTAAGCAGTAAAGACTTCAATTTGATCTTCAGTAGCAGCTCCTAAATCTTCCTCTATTTCGAAAGAATGTGATGTATGAGCTATTTTCTTAATAACCCATCTACTATCTTTTAAATACACTTCTCCAAATAACATAGAGGGAAGATCTAATTTTTCGTAGACAACATCCTTTACTGCATCTGCTAAATCAGAATTCGAGACATCTACACTTATACTAGCTTTACCATTAACGACCATAATCTAATTATATTATAGTTCCTTAATTATGATATGCTACATTAAATATAATAAATGGCGCTCATTAAATTAACAGATATAGCAGCTAGCGAGTTAGATAATTCTTCTCTTGAAAATGGCTATCTTTATAAGGATTTGTTTTTAGATTTAGATACTGCTGTTTATTATAACAGAGAACTTAACAAGAGTTCAGTTCTTAAAGATGTACAAGGTTTATTTGATGAGAATGCTATCCGAAATAGTATTACAAACATTTTTTTAACTGCTCCAGGCGAAAAAATATTAAGTCCTGAGTTTGGATTAGATCTTAGACGCTACTTATTTGAACCTATTTCTGAGTTTAACGCTTTTGCTATTAAGGATGATATTAGAAATCGATTACCTATAATGGAACCAAGAATAGAGATAGATAGAGTAGGGGTTATACCTAATGCGGATTTAAATGAGTATCAAATAACTTTGCAAATTAATATTCCTTCTTTAAATGTGTATGGTATATCACTAAGATCAACATTAAATAACAACGGATATTTTATATTTTAATTATGGCTAAATCAAATAAAGATAACGAATTTCTAGAGTTTAACTTACCTCAAAACGCGTATGTTGCTTTTGATGCTGTAAGTCTAAAAGATTATATAATTAATAGACTCAATACAAATGAAAAGTTTACTGATCAAAATTATGATGGTAGTAATTTAGCTGCTGTAATAGATATTATTGCATATTCATATCATGTTTTGTTATTTTATTTAAATCAGACAGCCTCTGAAGTTAATTTTAATCAAGCTTCTATTTATGAAAATATGAACAAGATAGTTAAGCTGATTGGTTATAAACCTTCTGGTAAACAAACATCTATAGTTCCTATTAATGCAGTTGGTTCAGCTGACATGGCTATAGGTAGTTATACCATACGAAAAAATTCTTACTTTTTAGCTGATGGAATTCAATACAATTTTATAGATGATTATTCTTTTAATAAAACAACTACAGGATCAGAAACTATAAAAACTTTAAACGATACAGTAGTTTTATATCAGGGTACTGTAAAAGAATATCCTGATTATATAGCTCAAGGAGAAGAGTTTGAGCTTTTACCTATAGTTGTAAAAAATGTAGTAGATACTAATACTGATAAGTTTATAGCAGATAATACTATAGATGTATATGTAAAAGAAGCAGGTAACAGTACATACTATCTTTATAAAGAAGTTGATAGTTTATATCTTTCTAATTCTACAGAAAGGGTATATGAAAAGAGACTAAATGAAAATGGATTTTATGAAATTAAATTTGGAAGCGGTGTTTTTGGTAAAAAGCTAGCTGCAGGTGATATAGTTTCAGTAAATTATCTTCAATCAGATAATACTCAAGGAATAATTAGTAAAAATGTAATAAATGGAAATAAAATATTCATTTATGATTCACTAAGACAAAGAAGTATTTTTCAAGATACATTTGCTAATAAAGATGAAACTACATTTATAGATAATAATAATAGTTCACTCTTAACTATAAATAACCCTCAAGCTTCTACTTCCCTTTCAGATGAAGAGA